GAGAATATAGAAAAGATAAAAGCAGACACAAAAGCAAGCTTTATTAGCGTAACAGAGTATGAGGAATTTAGCCTAAGTAATTGTAGCAAGGAGTTAGCAGCGGATTATATCGAATACCTGATTAGGCTAGCATTTGAAATAGGTGTACCTCTATCAGAAACCCCAATAGAAGGAATGGATAATATAGAAAACTACCTAAAGCTATGCTTAGACCATAGAAAGTGTTGTGTATGTGGAGCTGATGGAGAAATCCATCATGTCGATACAATTGGCATGGGTAGAGATAGAACAAAGGTAGATGATAGTCAATATAGGAAAATGTGTTTATGTAGAGAACATCACACCGAATATCATACTATTGGCCCTGAAGAATTTGAGAAAAAATACCATGTATATGGCATTGTTTGGGAGGAATAGAAAGTATGAAGATTAAGGACAAATATTATAGAAGCGTTGAAAAGCTACTTTACAATTACAATATGCTTAAAATCAATATAGAGATATTAAATCATCAGCTAGAAGAACTTAAAAAGGAAGAAGGAATGAAGGGGGTTGCTTATGATGATGTGAAGATAAGTGAAACAAATAAATTTCATAGTCAAACAGAAGAGACGGCTATAAATAACATTGAACTAGAAAAACTGATTAATAAGAAAAAAGAAAAGTTACAAAGGAAGCTAGATATGTTAGATAAACTAACAGAAGGACTTAATAAAGTAGAAAGGGAGATAATAAGAATGTACTACATAGAGGGGAAGCAATGGTGGCAGATAGCTTATGAAGTGAAATATAGTGAAAGGCATTGCAGAAGAATAAGGTCGGAAGCAATATGTAAATTAGCAGTAGGGCTATATGGTGAAGAAGTAATAGAATGATGTCCGTTTTATGTCCTTGATATAGCATAAAATAGCATGATATAATTAAAATGTAAAAGTGCATAGATAGAAAAGGACTTATCAAGTCGGCTATCGAAAATCTCACCTTTCCCCTTTCAGGTGAGATTTTTTTATTGGGGTGATAAATGTGAAACACTACAAAGGGAAGATGCCGATAAGAGATAAGGAGTTAATAAACCTTATGGAAGAAAGAGATAGAATTGAAGTGGGAACAGAAGTAACATATAAGCAATACATATACAAGGTAAAGAAGATAAAAGGCAATAAAGTAGTTTGGGATAGAATATTGAAGTGCGACAAATGTGCGTGGGCTAAATGGACAGGCGATAGGTATTATTGCTTATTTCCTGTATGTATAAAATAAATTAATATGGTTGACTGCGATATGCAGTAGGGAAGGAATATTTTATTTATTTTATTATGGCAGGGTTTCCTTTTTACCCTGCCTACATTACATATAGGCATAGTTTAATAGGCAAAATGTCGGTCTCCAAAACCGAAGATGCAGGTTCGAGTCCTGTTGCCTATGCCATATTAATGAGATGATATTTATGATTATAGGAAAATTGTTTATAGTATATATGGGAAACATGGGGCAGGTGGGAGAAAAAAAGAGCTAAAGCGATAATTTAGGAAGGGGAGTAGAATGGGGAAGCTAAAGATTGAATATATGAATGTTAATGATTTAATACCATATATAAATAATCCAAGAATTAATGACGAGGCAGTTGATGTAGTAGCAGCAAGCATAAAAGAATTTGGGTTTAAAAATCCTATATTAATTGATAAAGAAAATGTAATAATTGCAGGGCATACAAGGTTAAAGGCAGCGAAGAAGTTAGGATTAAAAGAAGTGCCTACTATAAAGATTGAAGACTTAACAGAAGCGCAAATAAAAGCTTTTAGGATTGCAGATAATAAAACAAGTGAATTTTCGGAATGGGACTTTGAACTATTAGAGATAGAGCTAGAAGGCTTAAATGACGAGTTTACGGGTTTTGACATGAAAGAACTAGATGATATGTTTTCTGATGATGAAGAAGTAATAGAAGTAGAGGAAGATGATTTTAATAAAGAACCACCTGAAGAATTAATAAGCAAAAAAGGAGATATATGGCTGCTAGGAAATCACAGGTTAATGTGCGGGGATGCGACAAAAAAAGAAGATGTGGAGCGGTTAATGGACGGGAAGAGGGCAGATATGGTGTTCACAGACCCGCCTTATGGCATGAAAAAGGAAAAAGATGGAGTATTAAATGATAACCTAAACTATGATGACCTTTTAGAATTTAATAAAAAGTGGATACCGCTGTCATTTGACAACTTGAAAGAGAACGGTAGCTGGTATTGTTGGGGAATGGATGAGCCATTGATGGATATATACAGTGAAATATTAAAACCTATGATAAAAGAGAATAAAATAACATTTAGAAATCTTATAACTTGGGATAAAGGGCACGGACAAGGGCAATTATCCGAAGATTTTAGAATGTATGCAATTGCAGATGAAAAATGCTTATTTGTGATGTGTGGGGTACAAGGCTTTAATAATAATAGTGATAATTATTTTGAAGGATGGGAGCCGGTAAGAAGTTATTTAGAAAAAGAAATAAAAAAAATAGGTGAAAGCGACCAAAAAATAGCAAATGCACTTGGTTATAAAGATGGAAGAACTGTAAACCATTGGTGGAGCAAATCACAATGGAGTTTTCCAACAGAAGAAAACATTAAAGCATTACAATAATATGCAAAAAGTAAAGGAATAAGTATTTTTGAAAATGTAAATGGAATAAAAGCAGAGTATGAAAAAATAAAAGCAGAGTATGAAAAAATAAAAGCAGAGTATTATTCAACAAGAGCATATTTTAATAACACACATGATAACATGAATAATGTGTGGCATTTTGACAGAGCAGGCAAAGAAGAAAGAGAAAGCGCAGGAGGACACGCAACGCCAAAGCCTATCGCATTATGTGCAAGAGCAATTAAGACAAGTAGTAGAGAAGGAGAGATTGTTCTTGATTTATTTGGCGGTAGTGGTTCAACCCTTATCGCCTGTGAGCAACTCAATAGAATCTGCTACATGATGGAACTAAGTGAAAAATATGTTGATGTGATAGTAAATAGATATATAAAGTTCACAGGGTCAGATGAAGATGTATTTTTAATTAGAGATAGAGAAAAAATACCTTATAAAGAAGTTAAAAAAAATGAGTAGCTTTAGAGTTAATGGTATATAGATAAGAGGTGGTGATATGAGGTGAGTAGAAAGAAAGGACCAGGCAAATACCACGATTGGATAACAGAAGAAGGCTTATTGAAAATAGAGGGATGGGCAAGAGATGGGCTTACAGATGAGCAAATAGCGCATAATATAGGCATAGCACCTTCTACTTTGTACGAGTGGAAAAAGAAATACAACATAATTGAAACTATGCTATTTATATGATATAATACATATGTGGGATAGCCCGACGGGGCGAAAGCAAGGTATTCCGAACCTTGTTTCCCGCAAACATAAAATCGGATAACACTACGGAGGTGTATTTGTTATGAAAAAAACTAAAAAAGGGAACAAGAAATACAGCTATTGGTTATCAGAGGAAGGACTAACAAAGTTGACTAATTGGGCTTTGGAGTCTTTGTCAAATGCAGAAATAGCAGAAAAAATGGATATACATCCATCCACGCTATATGAGTGGCAAAACAGATTTGAGGATATATATTCTGCTTTAATGCACGGGAAGTACCCAGAGATGGCACTGCATAAGGTGGAGTGCAAAAAAGTAACTACTGGACTAGCTAGTAATGGGAAGGTTGTAAGCGAGAATTGGTTTCTTAGAGGCGGCACAAGGGTATATAGATGCAGTATATGTAAAACGTTTGTGCCACTGAATGAATATATACCTAGTGGCTACAGGTGCAGTTCATGCGACAGAGAAATGAGCAGAGAATACAGAAGCACACTCCAAGGCAAAAGGGTTAAAAAAAGATATGCTAAAAAATATTATAAAGACAATAAAGATAAGGTTTATAGGGCAGTATACAGGAGACATAATAAAATCAAAAATAACATTTATAACTATACAGCAACCCAATGGGATAAAACATTGAAATATTTTAACTATGAATGTGCCTATTGCGGATGCACAGATGAACTAGAAAGAGAACATATAATTCCTGTGTCCAAGGGTGGGCATTACATTAGGCAGAATATAGTTCCAGCGTGCAGAGCGTGTAACGTTAGCAAATTAGATAAAGATATGGAACGATGGTACAGACAACAAGAGTTTTTTAGTGAAAAAAGATTAAAAAAAATATATGATTGGGCAAATGTTGATGATGAAACACAACAGATAGCATTATTTTAGCTGTCTGTTTTTTATTACATTAAACTTAATGTATTTAGTGATTGTGTGGTGGTGATATGAGCGTAGGCAGAAAAGGGAAATACCATGACTGGATAACAAAAGAAGGACTATTGAAGATTGAGGGATGGGCTAGAGATGGTTTAACCGATAAGCAAATAGCCCATAATATCGGGATAACAGAACAAACATTAAATAACTGGAAAAAGAGATTTCCTTCATTATTTGAGGCCTTAAAAAGAGGTAAAGAAGTAATTGATAGGCAAGTTGAAAATGCTTTACTAAAAAGAGCATTAGGTTATGAGTATGAGGAAGTTAAGCAGATTATAGAGAAAGATGAGAAGGGCAAGGATAGAAAAAGAATAGAAAAGACAATCAAGCAAGTTATCCCTGATACAGCAGCACAGATATTTTGGCTAAAGAATAGAAAGCCACATGTGTGGAGAGATAGAAGAGAGATAGAAACAAATGAGGAAGAACTAAGAAAGCTTGACAAACTAATCGAGGCGATTGATAATGCAGCTAAAAGGTAGGGGGTAGTCTTATGATTGAAAATAAAATATGCAATAAATGCAGAAAAGAACTTCCCATGACTAAAGAGTTCTTTTATAGCGATAAAGGGAAAAAAGATGGACTATCCACTTTTTGTAAGGAATGTAAAAAGCAAAGCTCCTTGAACACTTATTACAAACATAAAGATAAGTATAGAGAGCGCAAGTCAAAGTATGGAAAAGAATACTATCAAAAACATAGGGATTACTATTTAGAGGTTAATGCACAGTGGCGGAAGAATAATAAAGAGAGAATGAAGGAAACACATAAAGAATGGTACGAGAAGAACAAAGAAGATAAGTTAGAAAAAAATAGACAATGGATAAAAGAAAATAAGGAATATCACAATGAATTGAAAGAAAAATGGAAGCAAGAAAACCCAGGGTATCATAAAGAATATAGAATTAAAAATAGAGATAAGATGCAGAGAGCCAGTCGGCTATGGATGAAAAACAACCCAGAAAGGGCTAAGATAATAAGGGCTAATGCTAAAAATAGAAGAAGGGCCAGAGAGGAAAAAGTAGAAAGCACATTAACATCTGATGAATGGGAAAGCATATTAAAGAAATATAATTATAGGTGTGCATATTGTGGAAGTGGCGAAAAAATAGAAATGGATCATGTGGTGCCAATATCTAAGGGTGGTGGACATACCTTTGAAAACGTAGTGCCTGCTTGTAGAAGTTGCAATGCATCTAAAAGCAATAAGGATTTGGATGAGTGGTCAGGCTATAAGGAGGTGGTTGAGTAGTGGGTTTATCCTTATCACCAAAGCAAAAGGAATTTTGGCTTAGCGCTAATAGAAGATGGAATATTAAAAGTGGCGCCACAAGGTCAGGGAAAACCTACCTTTGAATTTGATTATTTCATTATACCTAGAAGGATAAGAGCGACAAAAGGACAAGGCTTGATTGTAATACTAGGAAATACCAAAGGTACCATTGAAAGAAATATCCTGGAACCAATGAGGAATATTTATGGACCTAAATTAGTGGGCAATATTTCAAGCAATAACACAGTTAGGTTATTTGGGAAAAAGGTATATGCTCTAGGAGCAGATAAGAAAAACAGGGTAGAGGTAATTCAAGGTGCAGGGATAGAGTACTGTTATGGTGATGAGATAACCACATGGAGCGAAGAAGTATTTCAGGTACTTAAATCAAGATTGGATAAACCTAATAGTTGTTTTGATGGCACATGTAACCCTGACCATCCCAATCACTGGTTTAAAGAATTTCTAGATAGTGATGCTGATATATATCATCAGCATTACATAATAGACGATAATCCTTTTTTAGATTCCTTCTTTGTTGAACAAATTAAAAAAGAATATGCAGGTACGGTTTACTATGATAGATTTATCTTAGGTAAGTGGACTAGAGCAGAGGGAGCTATATACAGATTCTTTGCAGATGAACCTGAAAGATATGAAATATCTGTTAAAGAAGCTCAAGAAAAACTATATCAAGAAATAACTGTTGGCATTGACTTTGGAGGTAATAAGTCTAAACATGCATTTGTAGCAACAGGAATTACACCAAAGTATCAAGAGGCAATAGTGCTAGTATCAGAAAGACATGAAGCAGAGGTGGATCCTGAAGAACTCAATAAGTTATTTATAGATTTTCTAAAAAGAGTAATTGCAATGTATGGAAGAGTGGACTATGCATACCCTGATTCAGCAGAGCAAGTTTTAATTCGAGGATTCAAAACTGCAGTAAGAAAAGAAGGATTAGATATAATAATACGAGATGCAAAGAAAATTGAAATAGTAGACAGGATTAGGTTAGTATCTGCTTTGATTTCACAAGGCAGATTTTTTTATACCAAAGATGCATATACGGTTAGGGATGCACTTAGTGAAGCTGTATGGGATGAAAGTAAAAACGAGGATATAAGACTTGATGATGGTACAACAGACATAGACACACTAGACGCACTAGAATACAGCATAGAAAGGAATGCTAGAAGATTCATGAGAATGAGGTGATACCTTGCTAGATAAGATAAGGCAGGTGATAAGTAGATTGTTTAAGAAAAAGGATATAAAAGATGCAACTGGTATTGAAGTAGCAGTATCAGAAGATATGTCTAGGGCTATAGCCTTATGGACAGCAATGTATGAGGATAAAGCTCCGTGGGTAGATAATGATAAAGTTAAGTCTATGAACTTGCCAGCAACAATAGCTAATGAAATAGCTAGGCTGGTTACTCTAGAGATGAAGTCAGAGGTAGTAGGGAATGATTATCTTAACGAACAATATCAAAGGGTTATGAAAGATATAAGGACAGTAGTAGAATACGCAGCAGCAAAGGGAGGACTAATATTTAAGCCTTATGTAGATGGAGATAAAATTGCAGTTGATTATGTGCAGGCGGATCTGTTCTTTCCTACAAAATATGATTCGAGTGGAAATATAACAGGTTGCATCTTTGTAGACAGAAAGAAAAAAGGCAGTGTTATATATAGTAGGCTAGAACAGCATGAACTAGTGGAAGGAGGCTATAGAATAACAAACAGAGCCTATAAAAACACAGTAGGGGACGATAGCTTAGGAAATAGGGTTCTACTTACTGCTGTAGAAGAGTGGAAAGACCTATCACCAGAGGCATTTATACCAGATGTAGAAAAACCTTTGTATGGCTATTTCAAAATGCCTATGACGAACAATATAGATACACGCTCACCATTAGGGTGTTCTATATATTCTAGAGCAGTAAACCTTATTAAAGAGGCAGACAAGCAATATTCTAGAATCCTTTGGGAATATGAGGGCGGTGAATTAGCAATAAATGCAGCAGCTGATTTATTTAAAGCAAATGGGGAACTACCGGAAGGTAAAGATAGGCTATATGTAAAGATAGATACTGACCAAGAAGATTTTTTTGAAGAATGGAGTCCTCAGATTAGAGACCAGTCTTTATTCAATGGCCTAAATAGACTGCTTCAAAGAATAGAATTTGCCTGCGGATTAGCTTATGGTACTTTATCAGACATGCAAATGGTAGCCAAAACAGCAACAGAGATAAAAGCTAGCAAACAAAGGACCTACTCAACAGTATCAGACATACAAAAAAGCCTTGAACATGCCTTAATTGACTTAGTTTATGCAATGAATGTATGGGCAAGATTATATGGGTTGGGTAGCAGCGAAGATTATGAAGTTAGCTTTGAGTGGGACGATTCATTAGCAATGGACATGGAAACAGAATACAACTTAATGCTTAGAGAAGTATCAGCTGGCATATTAAAGCCTGAATACTACCTAAAGAGACGATATGGCGTTACTGACGAACAGCTTAAAGAGATGATGCCGGAACCTTTCGATGATGGTGTTGGAGATGATGAATAATGCTAACGCCAGAATACTTGGATAAGCTGCCTGATCATGTAGTTAATATTCTCCTTGACCTTGAAGATGAAATCATAGCAGACATTGCCAGAAGAATATCAGAAAATCTGCAGCTAACAGAGACAGCAGAGTATCAGATTGAGATGCTTTATAGAATGGGATATGACATAGAACAAATTGAAAAGAAAATAGCAAAGGCGATGAACATATCAGAAAAAAAGCTAGAAGAAATTCTGAAAGAAGCTGCAGAAACTTCATATGAGAATGAAAGGCTCATATACAAAAAAGGCGGCAAGATTTTACCGCCAATTGATGGCAACCCTAGAATCATAGATTTTATAGAAGCAACAATAAGGCAGACAAGAGGCACATTCAGGAACTTAACCAATACTGCAGGCTTTGTATCTGGCAATCAATTTATGAAAGCATCTGAGTTTTATAGAAACACATTAGATTTTGCAGTATGGGAATTAGGTACCGGTGCTTTTGATTACAATACAGTTTTAAGAAAAGCAGTAAAGACTTTAGGAGATAGTGGTATTAGGACAATAGACTATAAAAGTGGCAGGAGATATCACATAGAATCTGCAGCAAGAATGACAATATTAACTGGTACATCACAGATAACAGGGTATATAAGCGAATTTAATGCTGATTTAATGGGGCAGGATTTAATGCAAATAACAGCACATTTTGATGCAAGGCCTTCACACGCAGTATGGCAAGGCCAAGTAGTCAGTAGAAGCGGAAGGAGGGGATATTTAAGTTTAGAGGACATAGGGTATGGAGAGCCGGACGGCTTTAAAGGTGTAAACTGTAGGCATGATTGGTATCCATACTTTGAAGGCATATCACCACCATTGCCTAAAATAGATTATCCTAAGCCATTTACTTACAAAGGCAAGACATATGATGCCTACCAAGCAAGCCAAAGGCAAAGATATATGGAAAGACAGATTAGAAAGACTAAAAGACAGATTATTGCATATGAAAACGCAGGACTAGAAGATGATGCAACTAGTGCAAGGATAAAGCTAAGAAGGCAAAGAAAAGAGTATGAAAATTTTAGTAAGGCAGCAGGGCTAAGAGCTAAGTACGAAAGAACTCATGTCTATAAATAACATTGTCCTAGGCAAGACGTTAAAAGGTCTATTTTTATGCTTAAAATTACGCAAGCCAGGGCGATATACTGGCACATCACGAGAAGCAACCTCGTATAAAAGCGTAGATGGAAAGGAGAGATTGAAACATGAAAAGAGAGTTTTTAAAAGATTTAGGACTAACAGATGAGCAGATAGAGAAAGTCATGGCTGAACATGGTAAAGGCATAGAAAAATTTAAAGAAGATTTAGATGCAGCTAACACACAAATTGAGACATTAAAGGAGCAGCTAAATACAGCAAATGAAACGATAGAAGAATTTAAAGGAATGGATATAGAAGCAATCAAACAAGCTGCAGAGGACTATAAAGCCAAGTATGAAAAAGCAACACAAGAAGCAGAAGAAAAGCTAAACAAGGTTAAATTTGACTATGCCTTAGAGAAAGCTTTAACTGGAGCAAAAGCAAGGAATGTTAAAGCAGTTAAAGCGTTGTTAGATTTAGAAAACCTTAAGCTAGCTGATGATAAAATCCTAGGCCTAGACGAACAGTTAGAAAAAATCAAAGAAGAAAATGATTTCTTATTTGAGTTAGAGGATAATCAGAAACTGCCAAAGTTTGTTAGTCCCGGTGGAGATGATACAAAGACATCTACAGGAACAATAGACATAAGCAAATTAGCCGAACAGGCAAGTATAAGAAAATAATAAGGAGGAATAAATAATGGCTTTCAATCCAGATAATGTATTATTGCAAGATGCTAAAACAGGGGAAATCCCAACCGAAACAGCAGAGCTGGTTTTAAAAGAGTTTTTAACATCTTCTGTTGTGACTCAGTTAGCAAAGCATGAACCAATGACAAAACCAGTTAAAGAGTTCACTTTCTTAGCAGAAGGACCGGGAGCATACTGGGTAGGAGAAGGACAGAGAATCCAAACATCTAAGGCAACTTGGTTAACTGCTGAAATGGAGGCTAAAAAATTAGGGGTAATTATACCAGTATCAAAAGAGTTCTTAAGATATACTGTAACTGACTTTTTCAATGAGATAAGACCAGCAATAGCAGAGGCTTTCTATACTAAATTCGACCAAGCAGCACTATTTGGAAATGACAGTCCATATGCAGCAGGAACTTCTATATGGGAGAGAATACAAGCAAGTGGTAACACCATCCAAAAAGGTTCTACTGATAATCTATACCTAGATTTAAATGGATTATTAGCCCTTGTTGAAGATGGAGACAATGATCCTGATGGATTTATTACTACTAGAAGATTTAGAAAAGACTTAAGGGGAGCAGTAGACAGTAATAACTTGCCAATATTCAACGATGCAAGAGGCGGAGCAACAGCACAAGCATTAGGATTACCTATAGGATTTGCTGATGGCAAGAGCTGGGATTATGATAAGGCTCATTTGATAACTGGTGACTGGGATTATGCAAGATATGGAGTATTGCAAGGAATAGAATATGCAATAAGTGAAGATGCTACATTGACTACTATAGTTGATGCAGAAGGAAATCCGATTAACTTGTTTGAAAGAGATATGTTTGCGTTAAGAGCGACTATGCATGTAGCATTTATGACACTTAAAGAAGACGCCTTTGCTGCATTAATACCTGAAGCAAATGGCGGTGGAGGAGAAGCAAATGGCGGTGGAGGAGAAGCAAATGGCGGTGGAGGAGTAGAGGGGTAATCCCCTCTACTTTTTATTATATTTATTATAGAGGTGATTAAATTGAAGTTAATAAAAGGGAACAAGGTAATCAATGCTACAGAAAAGGCATATAGAGTTGTTTATAAGGGATTAGGATTTAAGCCTTATGAAGAAAAGAAAGGCTTAAACCAGTTAACAGTATCAGAATTAAGAAAGCTAGCTAAAGTAAAAGGCATAGAAGGATATTCGGATATGAAGAAAGACGAGCTGATACAAGCCCTAAAGGGGTGATGTTATGTATGTAGATTATGAATTTTACTTACAACAAACTTATCATGGAGAAGTACCTCAGGAGAAGTTTGAAAGATTGAATATACAAGCACAAGCAATAATAGACAAATACACTTTTAATCGTATAAAAGAAGCTAACTATAATGTTAAATTTGCTGCATGTGAACTGATAGACTACCTGTATGAGCTAGAGAATAAAGGTGGTAATGAAATAGCCGGTGAAAAAGTAGGCACATATTCAGTAACATATGCAATACCTGGTGAAGGAATCGACCTGGTAAAGAGAAAACAAAGGGATATAGTAAGAAAATGGCTAGGACATACAGGATTGATGTATAGAGGTGTCAGATGATGAGAACTAATGCAGATATAACGATTTACAACAGATACTTCGACAAAGAAACTAGATTGGATAAATATCACAGGACTGTGTTGTATGGAGTATTTTGGGATGAACGAAAAGCAGTAAATAGACTCCAAAGCGGCCTTGAAGATGCTGATAAAGTAACAATAATAATACCTTTTGCAGTAACAACAGATAAAAAATATGTGCCACCTAAGGAATTTGAGAAGCTACAGGATAAGTTCAATTATTTTACTCTTCAAGAAGGAGACCGAGTTGTAAAAGGAGCAGTTGACTTCGAGATAACAGGTAAGGCATCAGATTTAGATAAAGAGTATGAAGCTTTTACCATTACAAGTGTTGATACTAAAGATTTTGGGAGCTTTCACATGAGGCATTGGGAAGTAGGTGCTAAATAATGGGAATGAGTTTTAAAACGAAGGTGCTTATTCATGATATACGGAAGTCTATAGCTAAGAGAGGGCTAGAGGTACAAGGTAGAGTTCAACAATTCATTGATAGCGAAGTATTAAGGCTATGTGACCCTTATGTGCCTATGGATACCGGGCAATTGAAACAGAGTGGTATTAGACACACTAGAATAGGTAGTGGAGAGGTAATATATAAAACCCCTTATGCCAGACGTATGTACTACAATCCCCAATATAGGTTCCAAGGGGCTCCGATGAGAGGAGCATATTGGTTTGAGCGTTTCAAGGCTAACCATAGAGATGAGATACTTAAGGGAGCTGCCAAAGTTGCAGGGGCTAGAGGTGAAAAGAAATGATAATAGACAGCATAAGAAAATATTTTCTTAAGTGCCCTCTACTAGATGAACTAGCTAGGCTTAACGTAGATTATCTAGGAGTAGAACCTGTTGAGTATACAATTGACAGCCAACCTACAACACCTGTAATAAAACGTTACACAGATGGAGGGGCTCTTAAGCAATATACTTTCGTTTTTGGTAGTAGAGAATATTATGGTGCTGATGTATTGCAAAATATTGAAAATAGTGGATTCTTTGAAAAATTTGCTGCATGGGTAGAGGAGCAATCTGAAAAAGGTAATTTGCCAGAATTAGACGGTAATAAAAAGGCAATTTCAATGGAGGTATTAACCTCAGGATATTTATTTAGTGCAAATGAAGACAATGCACGTTATCAAATACAGTGTAGATTAACCTATTATGAAGATTAAAGGAGGAATGTTTTTATGTTTACACCAAGAAGTAAAAAAGTTGCTTTTATGGAAGTGGATAGTGGAACCTTTCATAGAATGAGAGGATTCACAGCCCTTACTACAAATAGAAATCCAAAGGAATATACAAGGCAATATGTAGATGAGAATTATGAAACAACAGATGTTGTTGCAATTTCAACTTCTATGGAATTTACATTTGACCAGATGCAAAATGACCCAGTGCATGAAAAATTAATAGACATAATTGATGGTGAGAAAATCGGTGATGATGCAGTAGTATCTATAGTTGTAGTAGACTTGACAAGACAAGAAAGCACTACTGGAGGTTTTAAAGCTATTAAAAGAGATTTTGTGGTTGTTCCTGGATCTGAAGGAGATAATATGGATGCTTACACTTATAGTGGTACATTCAGGACTAAAGGCGAAAAGATAGAAGGAGAAGCTACTTCCGATGATAATTGGGAGACCTGCACATTTATAGAAGAATAAGGAGGAGGTGCGTATGGCTAGAAAGTTTGAATTTAGGACAAATACACTTGAGTTAGATATTGCTGGACATATCTTTGAAGTAGACCCAACAAACCCTAGACTAATTCAAGAAATGCAGACATTCTCTGAAGAAGCACAAAAGAAGGTAGAGGAACTATCAAAAAGAGAGGATTATGCAAAAGCATTAGAGAAAGCAATACAGTTTTGTATAGATGCTATAGACAAGATTTTAGGTGAGGATGCAAGTAAAAAGATATTTGCAAATAGAAAAGTTAACTTCTTTGACTGTCTAGACGTAATAAATTTTGTTGTATCAGAAGTAAATGAGTTTAGACAACAAAAATTCCAGCAATACTCACCAAATAGAGCTATGAGGAGAGCAAATAAAAAGTAAAAATGAACATCTTAATTGATGTATTACCTGAATATGTAGAAATAGACGGTATAGAGTATAAAATAAATACTGATTTTAGAATAGGTATAATGTTTGAGTTGTTAATACAGGACAATACATTAACAGATATGGAAAAGGTAGAAATAGCATTGAATCTATATTATCCTGAAATACCCCACGACCCGATACAGGCTTTAGAAAAGATATTGTGGTTTTATAGATGCGGAAAAGAATATGATGCAGAAAGCCCCCAGGAAGGCACAGAAGGCACAACACAGCAACAAGCTATATATTCATTTGAGCATGATGCAGAATACATTTATGCAGCATTTTTAGACCAATATGGGATAGATTTGCAGGGCATAGAACACTTACATTGGTGGAAGTTTAGAGCATTATTTAGAGGACTAAAAGAAGACAATCTAATAGTAAAGATCATGGGGTATAGAGCAATTAAGATAGACGATAATATGACTGATTCGGAAAAGAAATTTTATAGAAGGATGAAAAAAATATATGCCCTCCCTGATAACAGGACGCAGGAAGAGAAGGAAAGAGACTTTACAAATGCTATAGCTAGTTTTTTTTAGAAACTAGTGAAATGTAGCAAGAATTGTTATACAATATACTAAAGGAATCATTTGGAAAGGGGAGGGAATAATATGATATGTCCTAAATGCGGAAGTCAGAACGTAAATATTCAAGCAGTTACTGAAACAAAAACGAAAAAGAAGGGCTTGGTTTACTGGTTATTAGGTGGTTGGATTGTTGATTCATTAATGTTTCTTTGGTTAACATTGTTCTGGTTAATAGTAAAAATATTTAGACCTAAAAAAATAACAAGTAAAACTTATAAGATGGCAATATGTCAAGATTGTGGTCATAGCTGGAAAGTGAAGTAGCACCTATTAAGGTGCTGTTTTTATGCTTAAAAGTAGGTGATGGCAAGTGTGGAAGTAAAAAAAGTATGGTATAGGTGTCCAAATTGCAATCAGAAACTATTAAAATATGATGAAATAGATGGCAAGAGCAATAAGCTCTTTATAAAGTGCAAGAATTGCAAAAAAGAAGTTGAAATAAAGATAGGATAGTCAGTGAGCCTAGACAAAATAATTAGCATTTGATATAATATATATGTGGGATAGCCCGACGGGGCGACAAACAAGGTATTCCGAACCTTGCTTCCCACTACATAATAAAATCGGACAAACACTACGGAGGTGTATTTATTATGGCTAAAACTAAAAAATGCAGTACGTGTGGGGAAATCAAGGAGCTTAACACTAATAACTTTGGAAAAAGAAAAGATAGCAAGGATGGTTACTACGGTCAATGTAAGGTGTGCAGGGCAAAGGTAAAAAAGAAACGAGTTGATAACCTTATGAAAGACCCTAAGTATCGAGAAAAAGTAAGAAAATATAATAAAGAATATTATAAAGAAAACAAAGAGAGAATAGCCGAGCGACAAAGGCAACGAAGACAAGAGAACAAAGAAGAAATATCCCGAAAGGATAGGGAATATAAAAGAAGAAACCCACATGTATACAGGAAGGCAAACCAAAAATATAGAGCAAAGAAAAACAAGTTACCATACACTCTAACAATAGGTGAGTGGAAGTATATATTGAAATATTTTAATGATCAATGTGCTTACTGTGGCATGAGCGAGAAAAAAAGCTTGCTTAAGTATGGCGAACGATTACATCAAGAACATTTTATCCCATTGTCACAAGGTGGGGAATACACGCACAACAATATAATCCCAGCTTGCAAATCATGCAACAGTAGTAAGGGCAATAAAAGTTTCTTTGAGTGGTACCCTAATTATGAGCACTATGATGAAGATAGAGAAAAACTTATATTAGATTATTTGGGCTATGAAAATAATATGCAACAACTGAGCATCCTTTAAAGGGTGCTTTTATTATGCAGAAAACTGGGCGATAATAATAGATTAAATGAGCCATTGAGCCATCTATTTTAACCTAAATCTAGCCTAGAAAGAGAGGTGAGGATATGGCTGATGGCTCTTTGATTTTCGATACAAAAGTTGATGATAAAGGATTTCATGAAGGTCTAGAAAAATTAAAAAATACAGGCACTAAAGCTTTACAGGCTATAGGCAAAGCAGTAGTGGCTGCTGGAGCTGCTATTGGAGGATTGGGTGTTACTGCTACTAAAGTTGGAATGGATTTTGAAAAGTCTATGACCAGAGTTGGTGCATTGTCTGGAGCTACAGAGTTAGAATTCAAGGCACTAGAAAAAACAGCTTTAGAACTAGGCAAATCTACAGTATTTAGCTCAAGTCAAGCTGCTGAGGCTATGCAATATTTAGCAATGGCTGGCTTTAGTGTGAATGAGACTATCGCTGCAATGCCAGGGTTGCTTAATATAGCTGCAGCAGGACAAACTGAACTTGGTGTAGCTGCAGATATTACTTCAAACATTTTATCGGGCTTTGGATTAGCAGCAGAAGAGGCAGCAAGGGTAGCAGACGTATTAACTAAAGCTTTTACTTCCTCAAATACTTCACTTGAAAGTTTAGGCGAAACTATGAAATATGCTGCACCAGTTGCAGCTGCAGCAGGATTTAGTCTTGAAGAGGTAGCAGCGGCTGCAGGCCTTCTCGGTGATGCCGGAATACAAGGAGGTATGGCAGGTACCGTACTTAGAGGTGTGATGTTAAGACTAGTTAACCCACCTAAACAAGCAGCAGAAGCTTTAAGTGCTTTAGGGGTTTCCATAACAGATTCATCAGGCAAAATAAAACCGCTTGCACAAATAGTTAAAGAACTAGAAGAAGCCACAGAGGGTATGACAGAAGCACAAAAAACAGCCATCATATCCCAAATAGCAGGTCAGAACGCAGCAAGTGGGCTTCTTGCAATTATGGAAGCTGGGGGAGACACTTTAGCAGCTTTTACCAAAGAATTAGAAAATGCAGGCGGTACAGCAGAAAGAATTGCAAATCAACAAATAGACAACCTTGCAGGAGATATTGAAATCCTTAAATCTGCTTTAGAATTTACAGGTATAACTATATATAAATCTTTTGATACACCACTAAGAAATGTGACACAGACATTAACTAGTTATATAGAGGAAATAAATAAAACATTGACAAAACATGAAGATATAATTGCATCAGCTGAAAGACTTGGAATGACTGCAGAAGAACTGGGGTTTGACTTAGCGCAAATCCCCACAGGCCTTGAGGGTGCAATTGGAATTTTAGGCGAACTGTTAGCAGATATTGTTGTGCAAGTTACTAACTTTGCACCAAAGCTATTACAAGCAGCAGTAAATATGATACAAGCTTTCTTAGATGGTATAAGACAGAATCTTCATCTTATTACTGAAGCTGCATTAAACCTTGCACAAGCCTTTATAACTGCTTTACTCCAAATACTACCAGAATTAGTGATTCTAGGAGCAGAACTTATAGTCTCTTTAATTACAGGCGTTGCTGCAATGTTACCTGAGTTAATCACACAAGGGATAAATACTGTAATTACTATAGCAGACACTATTATTAACAATCTACCCCTTATTATAGATGCAGGAATACAACTTATCATGGCCTTGGCAGAGGGAATCATAAATAATTTGTCTACAATTATCCAAGCAGGTATTCAGACTGTTTTATCAATTATAGATGGAATATCTCAATCTCTTCCACAGTTATTGGAAGCTGCAATAGAAATAATAACTAAATTAGCAGAAGGTTTGATTGAAAATTTAGATTTACTCTTGAATAGTGCTATTCAAATTGTAGAAGCGCTAACTAGTTTTGTAATAGAAAATGTAAATTTATTGGTAGATGCAGCGCTAGAAATTATAACAGCACTTATAGATTTCTTAATAGAGAATCTGCCAATGCTTATCGATAGTGCTGTAGAGCTAGTAATGGCTATAGTAGAAGGATTAATAAATAACGTTGGGTTGCTAGTTGATGCAGCTTTACATCTTGTTACAGGCATAGTACAGGGGTTACTTAACAATTTACCTTTATTAGTAGAAGCCGGAATAAATTTAGTATATGCAATTATTGATGGATTGCTACAAATGATACCACAATTAATAGCAACCGGTATTCAACTTGTATTTGAACTTATTGGCGCGATATTAAGCATGATACCACAGATAATTTCTACAGGCGTGCAGTTAGTAGGAGAACTAGTAATTGGTATATTACGAGCAGCCCCACGGCTTTTGACTGCTGGAGTAACACTTGTTCAAACAGTAATAGGGGGTATAAAAAGTGTGTTTTCTGGAATTGTAGAGGTAGGGAAAGATTTGGTAAGAGGACTCTGGGATGGCATAATAAGCTTAAAAAATTGGATTCTAGGAAAAGTAAGAGGTTTTGCGGAAAGTATAATAGATGGAATTAAGAGAATATTTGGAATCAGGTCCCCATCTGCAATAATGAGAGATGAAATCGGAGAAAATTTAACCTTAGGGATTAGCGTAGGATTTGAAAAAGGTATACCTGAATTGCAGAGGGATGTTGAAAAAGAACTAGGAAGATTAGTAGAAAGAATGAAGGCTACCGTTGAATTAGAAGCTTCAACTATAGGTATGAAAATAAGCGCAGGAAGCGGCGTATCAAAGGTTACTCATAATATTATTAATAACGATAATGGCATAACTCAAAACATTAACATCAATCAACCTGTAGAATCGCCAAGTGAAGTAGCTAGGCACATTAAGAAAGTAGGGAGGGAGCTAGCCCTTGGATACTAAATTTATCAATTTAAGATTTGAAAGTAACAGAAAAGTTATAGAAGTCGGCAGGGGCAAGCCCTATCGACTTCTTAATATTGAAGGTATAGAAGCTGGAGAAATGGAACTAAGCACTGCAGATAATGTACTATATGATGGCAGCAAGATAAGAAATCGGCGTATTAAATTCCGCCCAATAACTATTGAGTGTGAATATACTGGAGATGATAAAGAAGCCCAAAGAAGGTTTCTCGCCGGTTTCTTTAATGTGCACTATGATGGAATACTTAAAATAGATTATGCTGGAGTTAAAAGAGAGACTCTATATATAGTAGAAGGATTTAGAGCTAAATTAGAGAATATCTATAATCCTCTAAGGTTTTTAGTCCATCTATACTGTCCAGACCCGTTTTGGTTAGATAACTTTGAAATATCAGAGGAAATAACTACTTGGATAGGTGGAATTAGTTTTCCGCTAAAATTGCCTACTAAATTTTCCACAGCAGGTTC